CAAACTGACTAGCGAAGAAATTGATGTAGCGTTCGGTGCTACACCAGCAAAGATCGCTAAGAAGCGTGCGTTAGCAAAATGAAACGCCCGTACACAGGCAACAAAGATGGTGCGGCAACTGGTGAACATCCGCAACTGACTGCGTTGATGAAGGAACTGTTTAAGGCATATCCAAAAGCCATTTGGAATAACGGCAGTTGGGGCGTGAGAAATATGCGTGGCAAGGAAGCGTTGAGTGTTCACGCTACTGGCAGGGCTTGCGATATTTCGTGGCGCAACATGGGTGATGGTAAGCGTGGTGTTGCGAAAGGTGGAAGAAAGTATGCGACTGAAGCAATGGATTATTTGGTTAAGCACGCTGACGCTTTAGGTATTGAAATGATCATTGACTATTTCCCTGCACCACACGGCAGGGCTTCTAAGTGTGATCGCAATATGGCGTGGCAGAAGTATGACAAAGAGACTGTTCACGGCGCACCTAATGGCGACTGGTTCCACTGTGAAGTAGATGGCAAGAAGTCATCTGAGGAGATTAAAGCGGTGTTTGTGGCTAACCCACCTGCGCCTGTAGTGCTTGGTGCATAAATGGATACGGGGCTTGCTGCTGTCTTTGTGGCATTGATCACTACCGTTGGTGGAATCATTGTCGGATTTATGCAAGCCTTTAAGAAGGAAGCGAAGGAAGCACGAGTGGAGAACCGTTTAGATCATCAGGTTGTGCAAGCACAATTAAAGATGATTCATAAGACTGTTAATCGTGTTGATGATCGTTTAGAGAAACACATTGACGAACACAGAGAAGGTGGCTATGGGAAAACTGTTAAAGCAGATAGAGGCAACGCCAGTTAATTCTGGTGGGAAACATTCCACAGTTGATCTGGCGATACAACAATTACAGGGAGAGGACAGAGATGACTTGGTGTGCGCTTTGCGTAACCCAACAATTTCGGCAACCGTGTTATCGCAAGTATTGGCAAACAACAGTATTGAAGTAAGTAGAACAGCCATCAATCGTTGGCGCAACAGAGAGGGAATCTGATGAGTTTAGGAGATCAAATTGGTGAAGCATTAGAGATGGAAAACAACGGTGAGTTGTTGCGTTTGCGTAAGCAGCGTGACAGTTTCGCCAACCAGAATGTTCGCCTACAAACCAAACTGGATGAGTTAGAAAAAGCACTTTCATTTGTGGATCAGGTGGATGGTTTGAGTGTGAAGCCTCCGATGTGGCTTGCACCTGCGAAACCGAAAAGCCATGCAGCAACTTTGGTGGTGATGTTGAGTGATACCCACTTTGACGAGGTGGTTAGCCCTGAAGAAATGGAAGGGTTAAACGCATACAACCGTGAGATAGCAATGATGCGCCTAGAAAAGTGGACACAGAATGTGATCAAGATGGCACGCCACTATCTATCTGGTGTGAACTATGACGGCGTTGTTTTGATTCTTGGTGGAGACATTTTCAGTGGTGACATTCACGAAGAACTGGCACTCACCAATGAGGACACCATGATTGGTTCACTACTGTTTTGGGCTGAACAAGTATCTGCAGCAGTTGAACTGCTCGCTACCGAGTTCAAGAAGTGTCATGTTGTTTCTGTGGTTGGTAATCACGGAAGGACTACACGCAAACCAAGAATGAAGCAGCGTGTGAAAACAAACTTTGATTGGCTGTTGGCGAAGATGGTTGAGCGCAGTTTCACGAAAGATAAACGGGTGACATTCACTATTCCTGAATCTGCTGATGCGTTGATACAGATTTATGATTACGGGCATCTGATAACTCACGGAGATCAGGTATCTGGTGGCGGTGGTATCGGCGGCATCTACCCTCCGATTATGCGGATGAGGGCAAGGAAGCACGCACGCTACATGGTCACAGGTAAATCGTTCCAGACTTTGTGGCTTGGTCACTGGCATCAATACATCAGCACTCCTTCTATGGTGGTGAATGGAAGTCTGAAAGGTTATGACGAGTACGCAATGTTGATGGGGTTCGGGCATGAACCACCACAGCAAGCGTTAGCGATTGTTACACCTGAAAGAAACATCACGATTCAAGCACCAGTGTTTTGTATGGATAGGAAGAAAGAGGGTTGGTGATGGGTGATCTCACTTATGTTGAAATCATTTGGCATGATGCGCACGCTGATACAACTTCTTGGATTGAGTTGGATGACATTGGCAATGATCCGTGTGTAGTTGTTTCTGTTGGTCAGTTGTTGCCTTCAGCAAAAAAGGATCATGTTGTTATCTGCCAATCATCTAACACGGAAGAGCAGTTGGATTGTGTTTTGTGTGTTCCTGTTGGAATGGTTAAGTCAATGCGTGTGTTGGGTGTTGGTGGACTTGATGCGAGTTGATCTGTAGGGTTTCGTTGTTACACGGTGTTCTCCTTCTCCGCCGTGTGATATGGGTTGAGCAGCCCTGCCCTGTTTACGGGGTGGGGCTGTTCCCCGAAACCCGTACTGGTATAGGGTTTGAATGATTTGGTGGTGGGCTGGTATTTGTGTATGCTTGTTCTGTAAGGAAGTACAACTGATAACCCTGAGGAGGGAAGCAATGGAAACAGAAAAGAAGTTCAAACACCATATCGTGCGTAAGCACAATCAGATGGGTACGAAAACAATCAAGGTGTTTGCCTTTCACAACATTCTTGCAGCGGTAAGCGAATGTGGTTTGTTGAACGCTAAAGCAGCAAAAACAAATGAAGCGTTCCGCTTTGAAGTAATCACGAAGGAGGTCAAGTGATGGAAAGGGAATACGACAAAGTTTTGGATAGTGAAAAGTCATTGAAGGCAATGCACACTGAAGTTCGCAGGCTTCTAAGACTTGCATCATTCCATCTGGACAACAAAGACTTTGACAGAGTTGAAAGTGTGTATCTTGGAATTGAGTGTTTGATTTCATCACTTGGTGTTAGTGCAAGAATCTTGCAAGAGATGCAGGAGGGCGAAGCATCATGAACGCTGCAGAACAAGTTGCTGAAGCAATCGCAACACATGGCAGACCGCTTTGGTGTGCGCACATTCCATATCAAATCAGACAGCAAGTACCTACCAGTGAGATTGGAAGGATGCTTGCAACAGCACATCGCTCACCAGACAGCGTGACCAGAGCAGACTTGTACGGTGACATCATTGACTGGTGTGCGAAGAATGTATTTGAGGAAGTGACGATACCTGTTCTGGTGGAAGTGTCAGGGTTGTCTGCGCCTACGGTTCGCAAGTTCATTGGTGACAGAGTTGATCTGTTCCGCAAACTGAAGCGTGGTGTGTGGGAGGTGCGTGATCCGAAAGCAGACAGGGCTGCATCAAAGTAACTGTGTTACACCCCTGCGTAAAGATGTATTCAAACAACTAACAGAGGAGAGAGCAATGCAAGTAATACCGAAACAGAAACATGGCAGCAAAGAATGGTTGCTGGCACGCTGGAAAGATGAGCAAGGCAGATGCGTATTCGGGGCTTCCGATGTACCTGCGTTGATGGGTGTGTCACCATACAAATCTCGTGCAGCCTTGTTCGCAGACAAAACAAACGAACCAGTAGAGCAGCCATCCAACGCTGTGTTTGATCGTGGTAACGATCTTGAACCTGCGCTAATCGCTAGGGCATCAAAGCAACTTGGCACAAACATTATTACACCCGAAGTAATTTATCGTGACGGTCGTTTATCAATAAGCCTTGACGGTGTAGATAACGAGCAGTCACCTTCAGTTGTGGTTGAAGCAAAGACAACTACCCGAGACAGCATTTATGAATCAAAAGATTTGCCTGCTGAATGGTTGTGGCAGGGTTGGGCGCAGCAAGCCGTACTGGAAGTTCCAGTGTGGTTCGTTGTACTTGATCGTGATCTACGCATCAGTTGTGTTGAGTTACCTGACAACCCGTTAGCGATTGACACACTGCTCACTGAGATAGAAGTGTTTGGCAGTTGGGTTGATAACAACACTCCACCATTGGATGAGATCAACAACTTTACTGCTGATGACATTGCACGCATTTGGCGTGTTGAACCTACGACAGTTGAACTTGATGCAACAGTGTTGGATTGGGTTGCACAGTTGGAGGAAGCAAGGGCGTTATCTAAGCAGGCTTCAGAGTTGGAAACCAAAGCGAAGGATGCGATTGCACAGATGATGTTGGGCAATGAGATTGGTTTGGTTGATGGTGAGCAAATAGTTTCGTGGAAGCAGCAAGCAGGAAAAGAATCGTTTGATGCTGCACGATTGAAGCAAGAACATCCTGAGATGGTTCAGGAATATACGAAGCAAGGAAACCCGTACCGTGTGATGAGAACACACAGAAAGAAGGCAAAGTAATGGAAGAACTAAACACTCAACTGCTGCGTGCAGTGTTAGAGCAGTACGCTGTTCCCGATCCAAAGATTGTTGGAACGATTCCACGCAACGGAATAAATCTTGCGTATGTTTCGCACGCTGACATCACACGCATACTTATAGAGATTGATCCGTCTTGGAGTTGGCAGCCTGTTGCATGGGATAACGGCAGACCTGCTATCCATATTGAGAACGGCACAGCAACAATGTGGGCAACACTCACACTTCTAGGGAAGTCTTTGTTGGGTGTTGGTTCGGTGCGTTCAGACAAACCTGATATGGACAAAGAACTCATCGGTGACTTCTTGCGTAACGCTTCCATGCGGTTCGGTATTGCATTGAGCCTTTGGTCTAAGCAGGATTGGTCAGACAACACAACGATCACCACTTTGCCTACAGCGCAGCGTGCAGAAGAAGCAAAGAAGTATGTTCCGAATCATCCTGCAAAGGGCGTGCCATCACCAAAAGTTGTTCAAGACTTTGTTGATGATCGTGTTGTTTCGTTGGATGAGGTTGCTGAAATCTTTAATGCGACAACTGTTGTTGCTGAGGTTCGCCCGATTACTTCTGGTGGATTGATGAGCGATAAGCAAAAAGGTTTGGTAAGCAAACTTGGTAAAGAAAAGTTGGATGGTGATGTGCTGCCATTGATCAAGGAACTGTTTAACAAAACTGGTTTGGCACAACTGACAACTAAAGAGGGTTCGGCTTTGATCAAACATTTGATGGAGATGTGATGAGCATTGTTGATGAATCTGACAACGACA